ATCGATCCATACTATACTAAGTTTACTAAGGAAGATATCAAGCACGTTACTACCGAAGACCCAAATCATTTATGCATCGACTCGATAGAAAAATTGGTCGACCAGCATAAATTTGATGGATATTTTAAATTTACGTTTGTAAGAAACCCTTGGGCAAGATTACTTTCTGTATATTGTCATGTGAAGAAAGGCCCGGGACCTGAATGGATGAACTTTTTGAAATCACAGGGCAAGCCTTTTCCCATCAAATACAGAAAACCATTTAAGCAATTTATAAAAGAATACGATAAAAGTTTGTGGGCCAACTCTGTTGCTCCTATGAAAGAATTTGCGAGTGATGTGGACTACATTGGTAAGACAGAGAATCTACAAGATGACTTTGATTATATATGTGATTGTGTAGGTGCACCGAAACAAGATATTGGATGGATGAATAAAGGAGACCATAAAAAATATATAGAATATTATGATGATGAAACTCGTGAGATAGTTGCGAAAAGATATGAGGAAGATATAAAAATGTTTGATTATGAGTTTGGAAAATGAAGTAAAAATATTATCGGATAATTCGGTTTATAGGGTGACAGATCTAATACACCAAAGAGGTGTAAGATGGCAAAGAGATAGGGAAGAGATACTATCTAATCCAAAGTTTAAAGACACCATAATGTTTGACTATCTTATGGAAAAAGAGAAAGAGTGGGACTATGCTCTTCTCAAAAGGCTTATAGAGAAACACACAAAGAAATATAATTATCCTATTCCAGAAGAAAATGAATTGGTCGTGCACCTTAGAATGGGTGATGTTGTGGGAGAAGGAGATAGTTGCCCTGGCTTCGAAGCAATCAATAATATGTACAAAGGATTTTGGGATAATCTAAACCCTGATCAATTCAATAAGGTAACCTTTGTAGTGGCGTTACACTTCGGTGCAAATGATCTGACTGGTCAGTATTACTATTCCGATAAGGTAAAAGATGATAACTTTACTATCTTAGAGAATATCAAGAAGCAGACAGAGGATGTTGGAAAGGAAATGAACATATATTCGTCGAGTGAACCCGATAAAGATATCTGTTACATGGCTCATGCTAGACATTATATGAAGAGTATGAGTGAATTATCTACTATCGTGAGTAAATGTATGGTAAATGATTCTGATTTATATGTGACTAAATCATATAAATAGAAACATGGCTACATATAAAAATTTATTTATCGACCAGGGATCAGATTTTAATGTCACGATTGATCTCAGCCCAATAGTTGGTTCCTTAGTTCTAACGAATTATACAGGTAGAGGTCAGGTTAGAAAGACATATAATTCAAGTGCAAAGACAGATTTTTTAGTTACTCTTGATAGTGTCAATAAAGAATTACTTTGTAATCTCACATCAGAGAAGACAGGCGCATTAAAGCCAGGGAGATATGTTTATGATCTCGAAATACTTTCACCAGACTCACCATCAATCGTCACACGAGTGATTGAAGGACAAGTAGAAGTCACCCCTCGTGTGACCCTTGGAGCGTAATATAAATAGAACACATGGCTAAACCAAATTCAAGACAAACATTAGTTGATTATTGCATGCGCTCATTGGGTGCGCCAGTGATCGAAATCAATGTAGACGAAGATCAGGTTTCTGATCGTATAGATGAGGCACTTCAATTTTATCAAGAGTATCATTCAGATGCCGTTGTCAGAACCTATCTTAAAAAGCAAATCGACCAAGATGATATAGATAATCGATATATTACTCTTCCACCAGAGATGCTTTTTGTGAATAGAGTTTTTCCTATCGATGGTGGAACAACTGGTACAGGAATGTTTTCTGTGGATTATCAGATTCATCTTAATGATATATTTGATATGCAGAATGCCGGCGGTGGATTATTGACCTATGAGATGACTAAACAATATCTTTCATTGATCGACCGACAGATCAGTGGTATGCAACACATCTCAACATTTACAAGGCATGCCGATAGGTTAGCAATCGAAATCGATTGGGAAGCAAATCTTTCTGTGGATGATTATATCATTGTTGAAGGGTATCAAACACTCGACCCCGATACATACACAGATGTTTATAATGATAGATTCCTCAAAAAATATTCGACGGCTCTGATCAAAAGACAATGGGGTTTGAATCTAATTAAATTTGAGGGTATGCAACTTCCTGGTGGAGTTACTTTAAATGGTCGCCAAATTTATGACGACGCTGTGCAAGATATTGAAAAGATCGAAGAAGAAATGCAACTCACCTACGAGATGCCTCCTCACTTCTTTGTTGGATAAATAATGATATGCCAAGAAATGTATATTTCAGTCAAGGGACAAATTCTGAACAGAGAATTTACGAAGATATAATTATCGAAGGTCTTCGTATCTACGGTCATGATGTATACTATCTGCCTCGTAAGATAATTAAAGAAGACGGCATCTTCAACGAGGCTTCTCTATCAGAATTTGGTTCCTCATACATGATCGAGGCTTATGTAGAGAATGTAGATGGCTTCGAAGGAGAAGGTGATCTTCTATCCAAGTTTGGATTAGAGATAAGAGACCAAGCCACATTGGTAGTTTCAAATAAGAGATGGGAACAACTTGTCGGCAGATTCCAGAATCCTGTCGAGGCTCGACCACAAGAAGGTGATATTATCTTCTTCCCAATGGTAAACACCATGTTTGAAATTAAATATGTCGAACAGGAAACACCATTCTATCAATTACAAAATCTTCCTGTATTCAAACTCAAGATAGAAGCCTTTGAATATGGTAATGAGGCAATCGATACAGGTGTTGAAGAGATCGATGCATTCGAAAGCCAATTTGGTGCACGAACACGATTGATCACTGGTGCGACAACAGAATTCGCAGTTGGAGATGATGTTACACAGTCTCAACCAGGGCTTACTATTAATGGTGAGATCGCAGAACTCATTGGTGACAATCTAGATTCTCCAGTAGGTTCGATCATTGATGTAACTGGAATAAGTGCCGACGATGGTTCTAATTCCAACTTCAAACCCACTAATGGTTCGAATGGTAACCTTGTTAATGTTGCATCGGGTGCCGTTACTCCAATTCTTTCGCTTGATACCTTTAAGCCTATTAAAACCAGTGATACATATCAAACCGATCAGAGTTCTGAGTTTGAAGACATTGGTAATAATTTCATCGATTTCTCAGAATTAAACCCATTTGGAATACCAGATAATGCTTAGTGGAACACATTTTTATAATCAAACAATAAGAAAATCCGTTGCTGTATTCGGAACTATATTTAATAATGTTCGCATTCGTAAATATAATAGTACGGAAGAAAGGGTTCCAATCTCTTATGGACCAAGACAAAAGTTTCTTGCCAGTATAGAATCAGATAAAAGAGATGAAGCAGTTGCGATCAAAGTGCCAAGAATGAGTTTTGAGATCACCGATATATCTTATGATTCTGCAACAAGTTTAAATAAGAATAATAAGATATATTTCAATGATACCGTTACTGGCAAAGATGTTATAAATCAAAGTGTTCCTTACACATTGGGTATGCAATTAAATATTCTTTCCAAGACTCAAGATGAAGCCCTTCAAATTATGGAGCAGATTCTTCCTACTTTTACACCAGAATATACAGTGGCTATCAAGGATATGAATGGGCCAGGCTCATCTGTTGATGTACCAATTATTCTTGAAGGTGTTTCTTTTCAAGATGAGTACGAAGGAGATTTCGAAACAAGGAGAACAATCCTTCATACCCTTGATTTTAAAATGAAGATTAGATTCTATGGACTAACTACCACTAAGCCACTTATCAAAACTGTTGAAGCAGAATTATTTGATACAACAGTGGAAGCACGACCTTCAGAACCTATCGATAGAGTTAAAGCCACAACAGGAGCATCTGATACCGCAGATAACTTTACAGCAACAACAACATTTGGCTTTGATGATTAATAAAAACTGTATAAATAAACAAAGAAAGATTTAATTAAAAAAATATGAGTGCAATTATAACCCCAACATTTAGAAGAAACGCTGTTTCAGATTTCAAGGCTGGCGTAGACAACGAAGCCAATAATTATTACATTGGTATAGGAAAACTTACACCTTGGCCCAATAATCCAGGTGAACAAGGCCAGCCATCCGTAGGAGAAGAATCCTCTACATTTGTCGAGCCACTTCCACAGGTGACCTTGAATGAAGAAAAGGATGTCCGAGATGAATTGATGACACTAGTCAAGGTTTCGACGGATGATGTCAGAGCCATGATTCCAAAGAATCAATGGAAGCCGAATAGAAAATATAAGAGATATGATCCTACCGACCCTCTTACCTTTGAATATGAAGGACAATTTTTCCCGTGCGTATCAGTAAGTAATGATAGGATATATCTTTGCGTTGCAAACGGTGCTCAACAAGTAGCACCTGGTCTTAATGGAACTCCGGCGGATAGCTTGAGAGCTCCAGATTATGATAATATTACATTTCAAAATAATGGTGTCAATGGAAACCCCGCAAATAGAGTTAGCATCGAAGATGATAATGGTTATATGTGGGCATACCTAGGTGATCTGAAGAGTAATAGTAAACTGGATAATGATCAGTTTGTTGGAATTCCAGACGTATTGATTGATACAGAGCAAAATGAATCACGCGCAACTGCAGCTAAAGCAGCAACTGGCGGACTAATTTATGGTTTTAAGGTAATTGAAACTTCAAATCAAATTCCTACCACCGTTGATCTTGTTATTGAAGGTGTTGGCGAAGACGGCAATGCACTGCCTAACACTGATATTATTATTAACGGACAAGTTCAATCACCTTTTGTTGTCAATGGGTTGGCCGCAGGTGGATCAAGTATCAATGAAATCAAATATTCGGGAAGCCTCAGAGCAGCACCATTGGGATATGCTAAGGCAACTGTTACTGCATATGGAGATAAAAATGATATCACGACCAAAATTGATGATGTTCAAATAATTCCTCTTCTTGCGCCAATCGAAGGATTTGGATACGATGTTAGAACCACCACTCCAGCACATTTCGTTGGACTATATACTAGATTTGCAGAATCAGTCGATGGCGAAGCCCTTACAACTGTTGCATACAGACAAATCTCAATTATCAAGAATCCTCAAAGAAGAAATGATAGTCCTAGATATACAACAGAAGATGACACCTTCTCCGATGAAGAAGGTGGTCTAGGAGAAAGTATTCATTATGATAAAGAACAAGCACTCGATTGTTTAAATTATATCCAATTCGAAGAAAATACAGGTCTTGCTGAACGCACTGCTGGAACTATTATGACACAACTTGATATAAATGGGGCACCAAAAGCCAGAGGCACTATTGTTCATGTTGATACTGGAAATTATAGAATCTATTACCAACAAGCAGACTTTCATTCAGGCAATTTCTTACCTTTCAATTCAGTTGAAGCTATTACTATACCTGATCTATCTGGCGGTAGCAACACGATCGAAGCTTCGAATGTACTAGAAGTCGTAGAGAGTGAATATATTCATAATACAGGTGAAGTTCTTTTTGTAGATAACAGAAAAAGAATTAATAGAAATGCCGACCAGATCGAAGACCTTAGAATTATCATACAATTTTAATTAATTAAATATAATATAATATGCCAAATAATATCACAGTTTATGGGGGAACACCTCACGTAGATGATTTCCAAACACCTATTGATGGTAGAACGAAAACACCAGAGGAAAGTAATTATCTAAGAATCCTTTATAAGCCAGGAGTTTCTGTCCAAGCTAGAGAGCTTAACCAGATGCAATCAATGGTGCAGTCTCAGATTGATACATTGGGACGAGGATCATTTCAAGATGGAGCTACTATTGCCGGTGGAGAAAAGCAGTTTGATGATGGTATTTACGCCGTTGATATTAATATTATAGACGAGAATGGAGAGGTCTTCGATGTTGGTAATGGTGTCAATAGAAAACACTTCCTTGATAATTTAACAACATTACAATATAAATACCCAACTTCCCAATCTGCTTCAAGAGGAGATTATTATATTAATGCCACAGTATTAAGTTATGTAGATATTCCCACAGGAGAGGATTCATATAATGTGAGATTTTTTATAAGATATGATAATTCATATCGCGATGATGATGGTATCGAATATAATACATTTCCAGACGACGCGTCCAATATATTCTATGGTGGTGTTGATAACATTCTTAGACTAGATGATGATAGCGTTGCCAACCAAGTCGGCGCTCTTCGTGGTAATGGCCCTATTTCCTCTTTCGGTGAGATTGATCCCAATGACCCAAATTCAACAAGAGGGCCCATACAACAAAATGGCTCTATCGGAACCGTTATCTCCGGTTCGCTTCGACAGGCCATCGTTGCAAAAGTTGATTCAGGTATATTCTTTGTAAAAGGTGAATTTGTATTGAATGATGAACAGTCTATATATTTCATAAAACCTGTATATGATTATCTGGCTAATGGAAAACTTGCTTTTAGAGTAGTCGAAACTGTTTTAAAAGGTACAGAACGTTTAGACCTTCAAGATAATTCGGCAGGCTATCCTAATTCCAAGGCACCAGGTGCAGATAGATATACAATCGATCTACAACTCCTTTTCCTAAGTGAAAAAGATATTGCTTCTACGAATGATGAAGATTTTATCAATAATAATTCTGATGTAATAGATATTGCCACTACAACTGGAAATGATCAATCTTCTAGTGCAGAATCATATTCTCATGTATTAACTATTGAAGATGGTAAAGATAGGACAAAGGTTGCTGATGTTTTAGATAGTAATATTACAAATGTTCTCGCTCGAAGAACAGAGGAAGAAAGTGGTGATTATGCTGTTGAGCCTTTCGTCATTGATATTAGAGAATACTATAATGATACCGCAGATTCTGAAAACCGTGGATTATATACCCTACAACAAATTAAAGATGATGGTATTTCTATAACATCTGATGATATCTCTGGACTTGTTACCAGCGGTTCAACGACCCTAAACCTTGGCGATTTGGATGATTCCGTTGAATCAAATGCGAAGATTGAGCAATATGGCGAATCCAGATTCTCAATTGGCATTGAGCCTTCAGTTGCTTATGTAGAAGGATTTCGAATTGAAGCAACAGAGAGAATTGATATTCCTGTTGAGAAGGCAAGAAGGACAGAGGATTCTGTTCTTACTACGATGTCTGCTACTTTAGGATCATACATTGAATCTGATACACCTTTTTCGGGTATTCCTAGTTTAGGAATGAATGTTGTGCAAGGTGCAGCAACAGCCAAGGTAAGAGGAATTGAAAAGGTTGGTACCAAATTTAGATTATATCTTTATAATATTGCTGGTGTATTTGTGGGAGGCACTAATCCAACCGCTATAACAGGTGGTTCTAATAGTTTTTCTTTTACTCCCAGTAGCGGATTAAAAGAATCTGATGAAAACGAAAGTTTCATTACACTTCCTTATGAAAATATTGAAAGTGTTCTAACCTCCGCAGGATCCCAGCCCCAATTAAGGATTAGATCGAAAGATACAGGTAGTATTACAAGTACAGCGCCAAATATTTGTAAACTTGACTTCTCCCAGAACGATGTGACAGAGTCTCGGCTATATGATATTGAGGCTGGCGAAACTTACTTGATTATGACTACTAATGGTGATGTTGTTATTCCAGACAGCGCTACTTTTGAAGGCGAAGGCAAAATCCTAAAGTTGAATCTGCCTTCAGGTCATAACCTCCAGCCTGGCAATTATGACGTTATGAATACATACACTGCTTCATTGACCGATGTCAAAACTAAGTCTTCAGCTAATTTTACTAAAACATTCGGCGAGGGCGCAATAACCTCGGAATTTGAAGGACTAGGAAAAGTCGATGTATATGAAATTGTAAGCGCAAAATATTTCTCGGACACGAATAGTGATGGGGTATTAAATACAGTAGATGATTCACCAGCTGCTGAAAGTAGCGTAGATATCACAAGTGAGATCGAGTTGGATGATGGTCAAAGAGACGGTATTTATAAAGAATCAAAGATTAGATATTTAGGTGGCGTAGACCTCAGTGATAAAACAGTAATAGTTACATTTAAACACTTTGAACGAAGCACGGGCGGCAACTTTTATAGTAAAAATTCATATAATACAATTGATTATAAAGACATTCCTTCGTATAATGAAGTTAGACTTAGTGATATCCTCGATTTCCGCGGAGATGAAGACATCACAAATGTAACCAATACTGGTCTAACAACATTCTTCGATCCAAATAGTATTGCACAAGCAACAGTAAATTATTATCTCAATAGAATCGATGTTGTTGTTGTAAATACCCTCGGAGAATTTAAGGTCATAACTGGCACGCCTGCTCTATATCCAGATCAGCCAAGTATACCTGATAATGCAATGCATCTCTATACCGTCAATGTTCCTGCTTATACTTTTGATATTAAAGATATCGAAAATGACTACATTGACAATAGAAGATACACAATGAGAGATATTGGTGAACTTGAAAATCGTATCAAGAATATCGAATATTATCAGACCATGTCTTTATTAGAAAATGATGCTAATGAAAAGCAGATCAATGATGAAGATGCCGATGGCAGTGTGGGTATGGAAAGATTTAAGAATGGAATCGTAGTTGATAGTTTCCTTGGTCATGGTACAGCAGATACAATTGATCCTGCTTACGCAGCTTCAGTTGATAAGGTCGAAGGTCTGATGAGACCTACCTTTGAGGAATCTAATAATAGATTTGTTCTAACTCCAGAATCTGATACCAGTGGCATAAATCCAGATGGTATGGCCACACTTGATATGGTTAGTAAAACCGTAGATGAAAATGGCAACGAAACTGCTGGCGACGAAGTCGCATTTATTAATCAAGATCAGGCAAGTATGCACATGAGTGTTAATCCTTATGCCGTCGCCGCATGGTGGGGAGAGATGAAACTGTCTCCTTCATCTGATCAATGGAAAGAAACAAGGCAAAGACCAGATATTGTTGTTAATAGAGGAAATGACGCATCGGTCTTAAATAATATCAGAAATGCTGTCAGAGCACAGGGAACACAGTGGGGCTCTTGGAGAACGAACTGGGTTGGAAGATTTAGATGGCGCCGCCGCGGCGGCTTTCGCGGCCGAGGTCGTGCTAGTTCATGGAGGCGTTTTGGCCGAAGGGGTCGTAGATGGCGCCAATGGTTGAGATACGGTCTTAGAACCACAGTGAGTGTTGAAACTGTAAGAAGAACAGTTAATAATAAGATTGTAGATACTTCTTTTGTTCCATTCATAAGATCAAGGAGAGTATATTTTACAGGTAAGTTATTCAGACCAAATACAACATTGCATCTTTATTTTGATGGCGTTGATATATCTTCATATGCAACTAAAGCCCCTTTTGTTGAATTTAAGAACAATACAGATGCTAGAAATTTCCTAGGTAGAACTGATACTCAGATATTCAAGACTTTGACTGGCAATACTGGCAGAGAAGAATTGGTAACAGATGATGCAGGAAGTATTACTGGATATTTCGTCATTCCTAATAATTCTGAACATAAATTCAGAACAGGTGAAAGAGAAGTTATTCTATCAGATTCTTCTACTGGAGCTAAGGCTGATGATTCAACAACCTCTGCATCTGTGGAATATAGTGCGACAGGTGTGATTCAACATACACAAAGAACTGTTGTTTCAACAAGAAGAGTCCGAATCAGAAGAGATTGGGTTTTCCATAGAAGAAATGTTCGAGTTCGTCGGAGAAGAAGGAGATGGAGAGACCCATTAGCTCAATCATTTATGATTGGGGAAATTGAAACGGGTGTGTATGCTACATCAGTGGATTTATATTTCCAAAAGAAATCTAATAATGTTCCTGTTCAGATGTATATTGTCACAACCGATAATGGTTATCCTTCACAGGAAATCATACCGGGCAGTGAGATAACTTTAATGCCAGAGGATGTGAATATCGACAGCACTCGTGCCACCGCAGCCACAAACTTCAGATTTGAATCGCCTGTCTATCTTTCACCGGGTGTGGAATACGCAATTGTTGTACTATCTAATGATGATAATTACAGAATGTGGCTTTCAGATATAGGTAAAGAAGATGTTACCACAGAGAAAATGATTGTGAAGAATCCATATACAGGTGTGATGTTCAAATCACAGAATGCTTCGACATGGACTGCCGATCAGAATAAAGACTTCAAGTTCAAATTAAATAGAGCTGACTTCAAGAAGAGTGATGGAAGCGTTGTATCCGAATCAAATCCATTGACAAAGGTATATGAGTTTGATCTATTGCGCGAACTTTCAGATGATAGTCCACAGCAAGAGATTTCTGTAAATTATTCACAATTGATGCTTCAAGCCGAAGAGGTGAATCTTCCACAAACATCTATTAGATACCAGTTATCTATTAAAGGAGCCAATGCCGACGGGTCACGCACGGATGCAGAGTATGTTGATGTTACCCCAGGTGAAGAATATTACCGAGGTGGAACAATCGATACTGACCTAACCAACGCAATAAAACTCAAAGTTACGATGACTAGCTCATCTCCTTTTATCACACCACTTCTTGATCTAGACAGATTGGCACTCGCAGGTGTGAGGAATATTATTAATAGCGAATCAGTAGTTCAAACAACACCTAGTGATAGCACAACTGATACAGAATTAAATGCTAATCATGGTACAGCAGAAGCAAGATATATCACACAAGAGGTTAATTTAGCCAACCCTGCGGATAAGATCAATACATATCTTGATATTAATCGTCCTATCGAAGGCTCAAATGTTAGAGTTTATATCAGAACAAAAATAGGTGAAGAAAGTATTCTGAATAAAAGCTTTGTGAGAGTATTACCTAAGAATGATAATGAAATTCCTATCAATGCTGACCCAGATGAATTTGAAGAAGTTGAATTCCAATCAGACACACAGCCTTTATTCTCGTCATTCCAGGTTAAAATTGTTATGACATCTAATGACACAGATAAGGTTCCTGTTATAAAAAGTCTGAGGTCTATCGCTACAACATAAAGATGTCCAATACAGAATATATCCCTATTGAAGATCATCCAGCATTGGTAAAAGATACTCGCCAAGGCGCTATCATAAATATAGATGATAATGCCTACGAAGCTGCACTGAAAAGAAAAGAAAGAGGAAAGCAGAATATTAAGATGAGAAAAGATATTGATGAATTAAAAACAATGATGGAATTGATACTAAAAAAATTAGATAAATAAGAATATGGCACACATAAGCATAAACAAACAATATATTGTAGCTGGAGATAGCTTTGTTCTTACCTTTGATGATTATAAAGGAGATAGTAATACTCAACTTAGATATAAAATTAGTAGTGA